TGTTTTACCTGCGGCAGGTGCCCCAAATCCAGCTGCAAGTGCATTTTTCTCTAATATGCCGTCAATGTGCCACTCTGGTTTTTTCAGCTTTAGCTCACTAATATGGCTAAATAATGTTTTAGGATATTGGAGGTTCTCTAATCCTTTTGCAACGACCTCTAAGCCTTCTTCTGCATGAACATCATTCCAGTCACGCTTTAAATAGCCAGAGGGCACAGCATATGCAATACCTGATGCCTCTGCTGCCTTTAAACCGGGTTCGTCATTATCTGCAGCAACTACTAATTGCATCTCAGGCTTAATAGCTTTAATTGCCTTCACAACCTTTGGCAAGTTGCTTGCATTTAGTGCAAATATAGCAGGTCTGCCCGTAGCCTCACTCACTGATGCGGCTGTTGCCCAACCTTCACAGACATAGCATAAGCCCTTCAGTGGTCCATTAACTAAGCTAAATGCAGCTTCCTGCACCATATCTTTGCTAAAGCGCTTAAAGCCATTGGGTTGTATAGTCTGAGTTCCTACCTGCTCGCCCTTTGCGTTGATAATGCGTATGACAATATCTTGCCCATCAATGACTGCTCCATTCAGCTTTACGCCCTTCTTTTCGTGATAAAGCCTTGCAGTTTCGTCTTTAAATGGCTTAGCTTCATATTCGCTGAAGTGTTCTCTTCGCTCATTATCAGGCCATAGACCTTGACGTCGTAGCTCCTCTTTTATTTCTCTATGATCGCAATTGCGGCGGCAGTTAACCTTAACTTCGCCTTCATATTCATTGATCCAAAAGCGATCAGTGCCTCCACATATAGGACAAGGTCCTTTCCACTCTCGACTATGTTTTTTCATATCGAAGTGCTGAATTATACTATCAGACCATTCGTTCCAATATGCTTTTTTAAACCCTCTTTCCTGCTCCATCATATCCTTTTCCCTATGTTTTATTATGGCCCTGCACCCTAATACAGGGCCGTTGATTTTTAGAACGGAATTTCGTCATCAAACTCCATTGCTTTTGCCGGCGCCTGCTTTGGTTCTTCTTCGCCGAATATCTCGTCAACCGCATTTTGCTTTACCGGTTGAACTGCAGAAAAGTCATTTTCAGTGAGGTCCGTTAAACCTGAATAGCCGGCAACTTCTTCAAATGGGTTGCGCTCTTCAGGTTCGTTATACCGTAGCACTTGCACTGCTCGAAGCCTTAATGATACACCGGCTTCGCGCATATTATATGGTACAAAAGTGATAGCTATATTGACCATTGAACCTGTAGTAAGCATAAAGTCTTCAGGCAATGCTATGCCTTTAGCATCATATTGCTTTGGCTTCTTTGTAGGTTCACCTTTATAAATGCCTTTCAGCTTAGCTTTGCCAATATAAAAGCCCTCATCCTCTTTAAAGGGATTTATAGGTTTGTCAGGCCAAGATGGATCTGCTTTTTCTTTATATGCTTTGCACATAGCATTCCATAGATCTTTAGCTTGCTCTTTAGTCATGCGGAAAGCCATATCAAATGCTGCAGCTGGATCTTTTGGATCACAGGGCACAGATTTGCGCTCTCCACTGTCAAATTTGTATGTACGATTAATTCTCGGCCATAGTGCTTCTACATTTTCTATTTTATATTGCATGTTAGTCCTCCTTTTCATGCTGCATCCACTCTGGCAAGTGGATCATGTTTAAATCAGGCCAATCTGTAGGATAATCGCCCTCTTTTTCTGCTCTGGCAATACGATGAAGAATATTCATCATTTTACTATGAGCGTGCTCCATTACTTCGCGCGATAGAACATGAAGGCAGGTCGCATATGGACTTACCTTTTCAGTCGCGACAAAGCAGAAGTAATTGACAGGCAAATCTGCTAATGTGCAGCAGTAGGCATAAAATGCCGCCTGTATATCATATTTATATTTCCATAATTGTGAAGAAAACTCGCGCTCACCTGGTCCGGCATCTACGGTGCTCTTCAAGTCAATACATGTTCCTTTGCTCGGCACATAGCAATCAGGCCGAGTTTTTAACTTTAGACCTGTCACAGGGCAATCAACAAAAATGCTTGCTTCAATCATAGCATCTTCGGCATTTATGAGCGCATTTATACGCGGTTGCGCAAGTGCAGACTTGGCCATAGCTTTTGCATGATCGTAATCAGAACTTGTCAAGAGCAATTTACCAGCAGCATCGGCTTCGCCTTTTGCCTCTTTCCATTTATTCCCTCTACGATCTTCTGGCCCACGCACAATTGTCTCTTTATGCGGTTCTAAGCATAATTCGTGATATGCTGTGCCTAAATCAAAGATCGGACTGCTTTTACTTTCTGAACCCTTCCAGTGAGCTAATGACTTAGCTGCAGCTTTAACATCGGAAGAACTGATCGCAGAATATTCTCTATATTCCGCATTTGTTAAGTCATATTCTATCATTTATTCATTAGCTCCCTGCATATGTAGCAAAAGCCCTCCAATGAAGTTTCGACTAAAAAGTCTTCACCGGCACTTTCGCCAAAAATCTCGCTAATAGCATTAAAGCTCACAACCGCGCGAGGTTTATAGTTGTTATATTTATAAATTACTGCAGGCTCTTTATTGCATTGCTCTGCTGCTTTGCTTGCCTGCACCCACCACTCATCTTTGCAGCCAACGCCTTTCGCATATGCCTTAGCTTCAATAGAAAATGGGAAGTTAGGGTTATCAGGTATAAGATCGCCTTCGGCTGCGCTTCGATACTGCTCCAAGTTGCGTGAAAACTTTATGCCGAGTTCTAGCTCTAATATCTTGCCCAGCTTACGTTCCCAATCAGCTCCTTTTGTGCGACTATTTACCATGTTACTCTTCCATTACTTCCGTAATTACTGCCTCAAGATTTATCCATTCAGTCATAGCTATTAGTGTTTTTATGCGATAATCCTTATCAACACCCCTTGCGAGAGCATAAACAGTAGGATAAGAAATCCCTGTTGCTCTCTCCACTTCTTTTAAGTTTTTACCTGCAAGCTTCTCAGGCAGCTCGTCAGGTGCATAAAGTCTTAATCTCATTACATTGGCACCACTTCAACATTTAACTTTTCTAGTAACTCTATTCCCATTGGATCGCGATATTGCGTCTTGTAAAAAACGCGTTTTATGCCTGCAGCAGCAATCATTTTTGCGCAACCAGGACAAGGCGAAAGCGATGTATAAAGATCGCAGCCTTCAGTTGGCAAACCGTGACGTGCACAAAATACTATTGCATTTTCTTCTGCATGCAATACTTCGGGGCGAGTATTCCCATCACAGTCTTCGCACTTGTTATCGTAACCTGGTGGAGTGCCATTATATCCTGTTGCTATAATTCTGCCATTTCTAGCTATCACAGCTCCAACCTTGCTACGCTCACAACGAGAAAGATCTGCCCATATTTCTGCAGTCTTTATAAGTGCATAATCTTGTCTTTGCCTCAAGATAAATCCTCCAATAGATGAAAATGACGAGGATAAACGTGCAAAGATCCCGCATGCCAAAATATATCGCTTGCATCTAAAGTATAGAATTTGCTCAATACATCGATGCATTTAGCATAAACGAACTTATGCCAAGCGTAATCGTTATTATAACCGTAGACGACGTCGTTAGATCGCATATTTACGTGATATTCTAGTTTATTTTGGCGGATCAGCAGCTGAACTGTATTAGTACACATAAAATCACGCATGCCATCTTTTATTGCATCCTGGTGCATCGTTGGCCTTGTGTAGATCATCACTGCCTGACGACTATGCTTGTCTTTTACTAACTGCACAATGGCTTGTGCAAATTGATTGTGATTTTCTTTGCTATATATGCACCAACCATAATTGCTATTGATGAAGCCTTTTTTACTCGCGACCTCTTTCCATATCTTTGGAATATTAGGCGCAAGACCATCAATATTAAGGTTCTTTGACTTATACCAATTAATTTCCTTATCAATATATTCAAGGTTTGGTTCGCCAAATATAGAAGGCTCATCTGCAATAAATGAAGCACCAGTTATTTCAACAGTGCCATTAATGCAAAGCTCTTCTGCTTTGTATTTGCGGACAAAAGCCTCTCTAATGTCCGCAACTGTATTTCTTTTTATGTCAACCATTATTCTGCTCATTGATGAATTGCTCTAGCAATGTAGCGTAGCCAGCAATATCATGCGCATTATCTGCATACATTGGATCACCAATGACCATACGCGAGATTTTATGAAAGATCATATGCAAGCACTCAAGATGCACAGGGGATAAACCTGCATTGGCCTTAAGTAAAACGCAGTCCATCAAGGCTTGCGTTAATATTGCATTATCCTCCATTGAGCCATAGCGAGAGCCTCGCTGCTCAACTGTATCTGCTACATTATTTGTCATCTTCACTCCGTCTAATTTCAGACAACGCAAAGGCTATAGCTATAGTTGCGCGCTCACATTGCTCGCGAGTAAGCTTTTCGCCCTTGGTTCGTCCAATATCACGAAATACTGATTTTGGTGACGTATTGCTTGTATCTTTACGGCCAAGCATATAATCTAATGTTTCCTGGATACGCATTTTCATCTCCTTACCATCCAAATTCTGCTGCACTTACTAGGTCTTTTATATTTGCAGGCTTAAAGTTTTCGCCTTTAACAAGGTCAATCTGAAAAGATCCACGCTTATTGTTTGCTCCTAGTGTTTTAGTCATATTAGAGCCCATTACACGACCATAAGCTTGTTCGAATACATCTGCAAAGCCCATCCGTTCTGCTGTGCCTAAGGCAAAGACTACAAGATCAACCAACGCGTCAAGCTCGTCTTCTTTAGTCTTAGCTGATGTAAACTCGCTTAACTCTTCTAGCATTGCTGCAATACGAAAGCGACGCTCTTCATCGCTGAAGTTAGGTAGCTCAGCATGTGATATGCCGAACTGATTATGCATCTTTTTTATTAGATCTATCATTTTATTTCCCTTCATAGATATTGTTGACCAGGTTGTCCAAGTCAGTTTTGTTTTGTGCAGAGAATAAATAAAGCGGATTTCCGCCCGCTGGTCCATATTCCTGCAATAAAGTGCAATCGCAATTGTAGCGTTGCGCAAAAGCCTTTACAAAAGTCTGATCCACTTCATGGCTAATGTCTAGTTCTTTATGGTACATAACTCAACTCCTCGTTTTACCATAATTCGACTGCTATCAAAAATAATATGAACTGTAAATGCATTTTTTTGTTTGCAATGCTTTTATATTTAAAGTATAAAGAATATGTAAAGAGGAGATAAACTAATGACTAAATCAGATTACGCGATCCTAATTATTTTCGGCGCTGTTATGATTGTAGCAGGTATGAATATCGACGCAATGATGGTGATGCAATGACATATAACGACTACGACGAGCGTATTATTAATAGCTATAGCCAATATAGCATAGAGGAACTTAATGATAAGCTTGATGAAGCAAAGGCTCGCATCGACAGTGCTAATGCTGTATTTATGAAGTCTGGTTTAAATTCAGACAAAGATGCAATGGAAAGCGCATCAATACGTTTCTACAACTTGCAAATGGTCTTGAGACATAGAGGAGCAAAATGACACAAAATCAGCTTAAGAAGTATATCGAATTAACAATAAGAGACTGCAAAGCAGCACGAGCAAATCCCACCACAGCGATTACACATATTGACGCAATACATTCGCGGATGAAGCATGTGTTAGATAAGCTGGAGGAGCAAGATAAGGATGTAACAGGAGCACCCATTTAATGGTTAATATGGTTGATACTTTGACGCGAGTATTAAAGCGTAAACCGACAGAGGCCGAATTAGGCAAATTCATGGAAATGAAGAGAGAGCAGGAGGGATATAAAAAGCAAAAGCTTTTTGCAAAGGAAGATCTTGCTAAAAACTTCACTAAACCACGAGAACCCAGGACGCCTAAAGCCGTAAAAGAATATCAATATAAATGGCCTAAGCGCGCATCGCAAAATGCATTGAGGATTAATCGCATGCTCCATCTAAAAATGACGATCGCAAATATATCATATGTTTTAGATGTGGGTGAAAATATTGTGATTGCAGAGATAAAGAAGTGGCAATTGCCGCAAAAGTGAGTTTCGTGTGGGTCGGGCTAGGGACGGAAAATAGGCTTAGCAAAGTGGCTGGGAGGAGCCACACCGACCCACGCGATATTTTTAACGCATCCAGGAGCGTAATGAAATGGAATATTTCTTCTTATTAGTTTTAGAATATGAGATAAATGGTGGGTGGATGCGCAGTAGGTTTATTTTACCAAATGCAGCAGCATGTCAAGTAGCTATTCGCGCCAATGAAGATTTAGCTACTTCTCTAAATGCAAATCTTTATTGTATTGAAACGGATGTGCCATCTACGATTATAGAACGTAATACATCACCGCGCCCAAGGTTACGCCCAACAGACTTTTAACTCAGATAAAAATGAGGTATTCTTTCTTTGTGTAGCCAACACAAGAAGGAGCCTCTTTGCCTTATAAAGACAAAGAGAAAGCGAGAGCTTATAATAAAACTTATGGCGCGTCTTGGTATAAGCGTAATCGCGAGGCTACTATCCAACGTAGTTCCGTGCGCAAGAAGAAAGAAAGAGAAAAGTTTCAACAGTTTAAAGCGGGCCTTGCCTGCTTTTTTTGCGACTTTTCGCATCCTGCAGTAATTGAATTCCACCACCCTGAGACAGCAGGAGAGACAAAAGTAGGCAAATTAGTTTCGCAAGGTTCATTTAAAAAAGCTTATGCTGAAGCAGAGAAATGTATACCACTATGCGCTAATTGCCACCGCATATACCACTATCAGGAAAGGGAAGGCGCAAAGGAAGCCTAGACCATCAACTCAAAATGCGGACCGTCAATAAATGGTCTACGCCCTTGTGATCGGCGCAGATCGATATATGCATTCATAGCATCTTCTGCTGAACCTTCCCACGAGCCAATGTCGTCTATTTGCCATGCAGCACCCCAGCGGATTTTGCAGCCTACAGCATTAGCCCCATCGGCCATAGCATCTGCAAGATCGTCGTAAAGATTAAGTTCCCATGAGCCTCTGCCATTGATGTAAGCCATAAGGTCAACGGCAAGTCCGTCTAAATGCTTAGACTTCATCGTTTGACTTGCGCCTTTAGCAACTAATTCTTTCTGCTGCTCAATTGTACGTAAACCCTGAATAACTCCAAAGTCTGTCTTCGTTACAGTTATAGCATGGCGCACTACTGCAACCATACGTTCATCTACACCTTGCAGCCTATCTAAGCTACGACGGCTAAGTTTGAATTGGCTCATTTCTTTAATCCTCTCATCGTGCGTATTCCAAACGAGGCCGCTATTGAAGCGTACATGCCCCATTGAACCCATAGTGGTGTTGTCTCCAGATTAGCAAACCCTTGTGCCATTGTGTCTTGCATGGCTGGAATGAAGTTGGCAACCAGTATGATGACGAACACAATTGTCCACAGCTCGTCTTTCCAACTGTCTTTGCTGGCCTCGATTGCAGCCTGCTCCCAATCTATTTCGCCAGTTGCCTGCTTTAACTTAATCTCAGCATTGGCTTTCTGGATCGCAGTCTTACCATCAATGTATGATGTCGCCAATCCGCTTAACGCTTGTACAATACCGCCGATCATTTCTTAGCTCCCGATGAAAAACCAAAGTACGCGCCGACCACTGCCGACAGAGATCCGTACATCATCATCAAAACCGCGCTCGCTTCGTTCATTCGAGCTGGATCAAAGATGACCGCGAATGTTGAGATGATCATCATAGCTAAACAGGCCCATGTCATTCGACGCTTATTAACTTGATAAGCCTCTTTATCAGGAATTAGCTCGTTCATCGTAATGCTCCGCTATTCGTTTATTGCTGGTGATTATAACCACTTTTCCGTCTTTGTCCAAAACTGTGTATTTTACCACTTTCCCATGTAGACACCTAAGTAATAGATTGCCACAATAACCCCGGTGATTGCCAACAGTACGCCTGCCGCAATCTGGATCTGCTCCATCTTCTTTTCATGTGCTGCTTGTGCTGCCTTCTTGGCTGCCTGCCGCTGCTTACGAGCTTCCATCTGCCACTGCTGCCAGCGATCCCAAGTGCCTGGGGGGGCGTACAGTCGGCAATAACTTTCCAGTTCGGCACGCTTGGCGCGTAGGTTTTCCAAATGCTGGAACTCTTCCCAATCGCCCTCGGAGCCACCTGTTATGGCTGTCAGCGGGCTGTTCTTCTTGCGCTGGACTGCTTCTTTTACATCTTCTTCTGCTGATAAGAATTTGCCGACTGCGCCAATCAGCCCGGCAGTTTCCTTGCCGTTGCCCAGCGCAGTTTTTATGACGCTGTATGCCGCGTTAGCTGCCGCAATGCTCTCCAGAATAGCCATTACAAATTCCCATATTCTGCGCAGCCGATCCATGCAGGCTGCAATACAAGATAAGTATACTCTATTTCTGGGACTTTATAAACGCATAGTGCCATCAGCATTGCACCGCTTGGAGTGTTGACCCACACATAAAGTATGTAGGTCAGCACAAAGAGCATCAGCCCATCTTCATTAAGACCGTAACGAGT